GACCTTGCTCTCCTCATCGCAAACTGAATTGGTTCGCCGTCTATCGCGTTCTGTATGTCCCTGCTTGATGTGCTGACCGGGAATGGCGGAAGTACAGACAGGATCCTGTTGGACATCCGTCCCAGAGCAGCCCTGCGATCCAGTATGACCACAACCCCACTATCCCGCTTACTTCTAATCAATCGGCCCGCTGCTTGCTGCAGAAGGTTGCACGCCTTTGGTATTATTCTGGCCTCGAATTCAGACATCTTGCTTCTCTTGACCAGCGACTTCGTCACGACCTTCTCAACAGGATCGCTGGGTGGAGCGAATGGAATTCGGTCGATCACTACGCAGGACAAGCTCTCACCAGCCACGTCGATGCCCTGAAAGAAGCTCCTGGAAGCCACGAGAACGCCCTCAGTGCAGTTCGCAAACCAGTCTTTCAACTCTGTCCGCCCAGCATCGCCCTGCACCTTTACGGGCCACTTGGTTTCAGTCTCGATGGCCTCTTTGTATCTCTGCGCCATTCGCATGGATGATGACAGCACGAGCGTGCGTCCGCCCATCAGGTTTACTGTGTGGACCACGGCCCTTACTGCCCAGTCTGACCAGACGTTGTAGTCGTTCTTTGGATCAGGAGCGTTCGTCGGAATAACCGTGACGCCCATGCTGGACAGTTGGTACGGACTGGGAACTGCCAGCGTGTAAGCTAGGTCTCTTGGTGCCTCTTCCCCTTGCTTGTCGAATCCAAGGCACGATCTAAAGTAGTCGAAGGTCTTCTTCTGCGACATGGTTGCTGAAGTGAGTACGGCCACCGGGTACTTCTCCTGTAGAGTACTCACAATGTGGCTAACTTCTGCCGGACAGGCTTCCAGCGTTACGCGATCACCGGACACGGAACCGTACACAGCCCAATCTCCGTCAGCGTAATCCTTGAGCGTCTTGTGGTACCCACTTGCACACGCCATAGCCAGCATAGCTACATCCGTCATCCTCTTGTGGAACCGTCCAGCGACCTCTTTCTCTGCTGGATCGTGTATCTGCTTGGCTGCTGCGCCAACTGCTGCAACTGCCTCGAATAGTGGGTGCATGTCCTCTCCCTTCACCCTTCCCCATCCTGGATGGAACGACTCGGTCTCCCCGTCGTCCAGCCTTGAAGACACGTCAGCGAACAGCATGCTGAGTGGATCCTTGATTAGGGCTATCGACTCCTGGTTGCTGATGTAGTCCCTGGCCCTGGCGATCAGCCCCGTCAGGTGTGCCGACGATAGATTTAGCGACGTTGCGCTGCGCACGGAGTCCTCTAACTCGTGAGCCTCATCTATCGCCAGACACACTGCAGCAAAGCCAGGATGTTTGGCTAACATGTGATGATTCATCACCACGACGTCCGCTTCATTGGCTGTCTTTACGGCAGCGGTAGACGGACACTCGTCCTTGAATTGGCAAAACGATCCCATGCAGGAACCGGGTTCGACAGAGACTTTCGCCCAGTCGCCTTTCGGGTTGAAAGGCAGGTCTTCTTTGTCTCCAGAGCATCCTGGTTCTTTGAACCAACCTGTTAGACGGTTTACGCCGCGTGATTCAAACATGGCACCGAAGTTGCCGGAATCCACCTTCATTGGGCAGATGTAGTTGTTGCGACCCTTTAGGATCGCCCCAAATAGCGGGACACCCAACACTCTGGATACAGCAGGGACGTCCTTCTGGACAAGCTGCTGCTGCAGGCTGATGTTGGATGTGGACACGACAACCTTTGGCGAGTCAGGATCTTCCTGCCAGCCTGGATTCCGTGCGCGATACTTAAGGAGTGCGATGCAGGAAGGGATTAGATAGCCTATTCCCTTACCAGTCCCAGTCGGCGCTTCCACCGCACCCCAATTCACTCCACCCTGATCGATGGAGTCTGCTATGGATTGGGCCATCGCCCACTGTCCACGTCTAACGTCTAGCCCCATGGCCTTCAGGGGTCCTCTCTCCCCGAAGATAAAGTCGACGCAGCCCCTTACGGTAGTTCCGTTTGAAGCTATATATCTAGCGATTGCGCCTGAATTTACTTGTGTTTCCGCCATAGTAACTATTCCCCTCGTTTACATGCGTCCTACTGGTTAGGTAGTACCGCTTTTCTACTTCAATGATGACCGGGTCTGTCCCGATGTTTCTCAATACCTTATAGGCGTCTACGACCGCGTTGTCTACAACTTTATTCAAGTCTGGCAAAATTACTTGAGTGCCAGCGGGCAGGTAAAAGGGTCCGAGTACAGGGTGAACATAGTTCAAGTCTCGCACTAGCGTTCCGCGCCTCTTCTTGGATTTCCTTTTACCCCAGCCCATTACTTGTTCCCTTTCTCAAGTCGCTTGATGTGGCGCTTGATGCGTTGCTGCTTTGATTGTCCGCTTACGCCGAGTGCCTCGCGTGTCTCGCTGGATGAAAGTCCCAGGGCTTGGGCCATGAGGGCCTCCTGCACGATTAACGGTGCCCGTTCCATCAGAAGGCTCATCTCGGCCTTGGACTCAACAACCTCTTGACCCATGTACATCTCGTCAAGGATGTCCCAGTTCTCTACGTATTGAGTGTTCGATAGTGGTTTGATTGCAGCGCGCCTAGTGTACCGGTCCCGGATCTTCATGGTGCGATACCATGCCCAGGTGCTGAATGAGCCCTTGCTTGGGTCATACTTCGCCCAGTGTGTCAGAACGTCCGCGATCACGTCGCCAGTGTAGTCTTCTAACTGGTTCTGTGGACCACGCCAATTCTTCGCACATAGCTTCTGCAGTGTGTTGTATTGGTCTATTGTCATCTCATGTTGTTTTGCCGCCATTTTAAGTGTCTCCTTTGTTGTTGTTTGTAAATTGAATTGACTATCTTGTTTCCCAACGCTGTAACCCTATTCAATTATTTCTGGTATCCATCCTTGTACCAGCCCTTCCCTTTCAATGAGAAGGATGTCCTGTTTACTTCCAGCCTTTTAGCTGTCCCGCCGCATTCCTTACATGGAACTTCGTCCTTTCTCTGTGTGTATGCTTGCAGTTTCTCCTGTGAGACCCCGCAACCGCTGCATTTGTATTCGTATATAGGCATAATAGTGTCCTCCACTAGGTGATTATACACGCCCCTAAGGGCTATGTCAAGCCTAACTTGTTAGCTCGTCAGGCGTGTCTGCGTATTTAACTGACTCTGGATTGAACGCCAGCGTAGTACTTTGTCCAGCAAGGCCAAACTCAGATCGACACTTGTCTAGGTGTACCGTCGAGTGATTGTATGGAGTGTTGCGGTCAGGCTGACCACGCTCGATAACCATAACAATGCTGGCATCCTGACGAATGGCCGAAGCGCCTTTCAGGTCGTGCATCTGTACCCGACGTCTCTGGTTTACAGAGTTGTTGTTCGGGTGTGCGATGAGGCAGATCGTGATCCCCTCATTGTAAGCAAGCAAGGCCAGGGCACGGACAACGGTCTCGATTTCACGTCGCTCGTCTTCCGCTTCGCTGGAGATCAGGAACCCTAGATGGTCGATGAGGATCATTCTAGTTCCGTGTCTCCGAACGGAGTAACGAACGGTTTCGACAACGTCGCTGAACTTCATGTGTCCAGCATGGTCGAGAATGTATAGGGGCATCTCCCCAATCTCGGCCAGGGCATCGCGTCTCTGGTCCTTGCTTAAAGATGTAAAGTCTCCACCCACATGCTGACGAAGCAACTTCTGTACAGCGGAGATCGGCCTGTTCTCGAACGATGTGATTGCAGTCGGAATCCCTCGGATCGCCTGCTGGTACATCGCCCATGTCATAAAGGTTGTTTTACCGGAGCCCGTGTCAGCAGTCACGATGGCCAGCCCTGGTCTCCATCCGCCCATCATGGCGTCTAGCTTGGCAGAACCCGTCGTCATACCCTTCAGCTTGTCTGGCTCGCTAATGAGCAACTCAAGCTCGTCCGCGAACGCGTCTGCGGTCTTGAAGTCAGACTTGAGCATTGACTTGGCTCTGTCGACTGCGCGTCTAACGTCAGCCTTGTCCAGACCCTTCTCTAGGCACGCTCCGATGTCGTTCTCTGGGAACAATGCGCGGGCACACCGGTATCGGCCCAGCTTTTCAGCCAGGGCGTCTGCGCCAGTGTTTCCAGCCTCATCGTCATCCAGGGCCAGAGTGAATGAGCGGTATGGCTCAATTAGGTCCAGCCATTCTTCCTTAAACGTGGTTGCTCCAGCAGTAGACGACACGACGTTCGAGTCATATCCGTACTGTGAAGCCGCAATAACGTCAAGTTCTCCCTCAAGCACAAGCACGCTGCTGTCAGTGTTCGCTGACAAGGTGTGAGCGCCGAACAGGACAAGCGGCCGACCTGTACATGGACGGTATTTCTTCTTTACTTCGCCAGTGTCCTTGCACTGCTTGCATCCTGCGCCAGCACAGTACTTGCACTTGCCAGGAACTGATCGGAATCGAAAGTTGACCGGACGCATGTGCTCGTTGAGCATAGGGATCGAGATGAACTCCTCGTAGACCTTGCCGCCCCTCTGCATCGTATAGAAGCCGATCTTCCAGTTCTTGATTGTCTCGTCCGTGAACCCACGGCCATCCTTGAGGTACTTTAGAGCGTTAGCGCCAGCGTCCGTGTAAAGGGCATCATGCCACACGTCAACGTAGCGTGGATCCCAGGGAAAGTCGCCCTGTGGTAGAGGCTTGGAGTCGTCTACAACTTCTGGCTCTGGAGCCTTCTCGACTGGCTTCTTCTTCTTTGGAGCGGTCTTCTGCAGGATTGCCTCGACCATCTTGGATACAGGGATCATCTTCTCGCCAGTATTGTGGCTTGAGTAATTCTTCTCGGACTTCCATCCGTGACGTGCGCATGCTGTCTCGAAAGCCTTGCGGCCTTCTGCATTCAACTCACGAAACCTCTTGCCCATGAGCCGTTGACAGATAAGGTCTGCAGTGTCGAAGCGCTCGTTGCATGCGTGACACACGCCGCCAGCCTCAGAGGATGTGCCTATCGGTGCCCGCGAGTCAGCAGAACCGCGAGTCTTGGACCCACAAAATGGGCAGTCTCCGAACGTCCCTCGGCTTCGTCCGCGAGAAATGCCGATAACGTGTAGTTCGGACATTTTCACTTCTTTTAATCTCTCAATGATGCTCATTAAATCCTCCAAGATTTGTTTGACTGTGCATAAGTATACGCTGACCGTTTATTAGTCAACAAGTTTTTTGTTTTTCCAGTATTTTAATTCTTCCTCAAGCACGGGCTGAAACTTCCCGTCAACATTCCAATACCCCAGCTTGCCGCCGATCCGTACCCACTCCACATCATTCCTGATATAGTAGGGAACAGTGCTGGCGTCTTCGGCCGCTGATATGGAGTCCTGGATGCGCCTGGATATGTTCTGCTTGCGGAACAGGTTCTCTAGGTTGGTGTAGCCACCACGCATGTGAATGGCCCAGTAGTCCTCACTGGTGTAGACGTACTTGAAGTACCCCTTGACCTGCTCGAATGTGCGCTCCTTCAGCACCTTGCTGATTAACTGGATCGCTTTTTGGCTCGGCTTTTCGCGGCGCGCTTTTTTGATGTAGTAGGCTTCAGCTTTGACCCAGAGGTCGTAGAGCTTTCTTGCTTCTGTATCTTTTTGGCTTGTTTCGTTCCCCAAAATGCTACTCCTGCGCTATCGGTTATATCGTCTTCGTTTCCTAGATTAGCTAGTATTTGGGGCAAGTCAACAACTTTCTCAGGGACAAGCAGAAGTGAAAGCTCCTTCGTTCCCAGCTTGTCACCCTCAGTGTGCCTCTTTGTGGACGCCTTGGTGCCAATAACGGACTTGCGCCACACGTTGGCCTTGACGAATTCTGGAGTATGGTTGTGTGCGTGAGCCTCAAGCGGGCCGCAGATGCGTCCTGCGTTCCTGGCCACAATGATGCTGGTCTTCTTGTTGCGACCCACGTATGCGTCTTCTACTGCGAGCAGGTAGCCAGGGCCGCATACTCTATGCGCTTCCTTCGACAAGAAGACACCTATGACGCCCATGGATGGCATGATCCTCTCGTCGTAAACGAACTTGCCGTTGATGAGGTTACAGTAAGAGACCTTGAACACCTTGACCTTGTTCCGGGTGCACCTCTTCCAGTGATACACTGCAAGGATCCCCCCATCAGGCTTCATCATTGTAACTGCTCCAGCGGTAGCCGGATCGCATCCCACGACATTCATATTGTCCTCCTGACCTGTTATACCCCGAAGACAGAAAACCCCCACCATCATGGATGGCAGGGGCCTTGGCTTTAGCCTTTGTTTAGAAAGGTACGTCGTCTGATGAGAACGGTGCTGCTGGTGTTGCAGCGGCAGCAGGTGCAGCGTTGTTGTTGCTGTACTGTGCGGCACGCTCTTGCTTGCGGGCAACATAGCCATCGAACCAGTCGCCTAATTCGCGAACTGTGTCTTCCCACTCAGGTTGCTCGCCGCGTGATGGGTCGAAGAACACTGGGCTTGTTGAAGAGCCTTCAGAACCGTCTGACTTGGTGTACGTTTCAGTCTTCAATGTAGACTGCACGTATCCCTGTGACAGAGCCTTGTCCAGGTCATCATCGCTGTCGGTGTCGAAAGCGCTAGTGACGCCAAGGGCACGGAAGAACTTGGCAAGCATAGAGATGCTCCGCTCTGTGATCCAGAAGTCGCGAGTCGTAACTGCGCCTTCTTCGCCCGAACCGTCAAGGTCCTGTACACATACAAAGCCGATGGTGATGCACGGGGTTCCTTTCTTGGAACTGTTCCATCGGTAGAAACCGACAGGTGCTAGGACTCGCTTGCCCGCTGTAAGGTAGCGAGTGCGGTTAGTGTTTTCTGCTGGAGCGAACTCTTCTGACATTGGATTGATTTGCATAGTATTATTATCCTCCACCGGATTAAGGCCCCGGTAATTGCCTTTATTAATGAAACTGTTTTGTTGTGTCTAGGTTATAGCCCCCGTGAAGGGGGCTGTCAAGGGTTAATTTAAGAATTGTTAAGAATAGTGAACCATTCGTGCATAGCGTCCTCACGGATGCCGCCCAACTCGCCTGCAGGCTTGCAGAGATACCGGCTATGTCCTTCAAACATTGAGATGCGTCGAACGGGTTGACCCTTGCGTGCTGGGTCGACGTTGGTGCAATACGCTACAGCAGTGAAGAACTGTGGAACTGCGTTGACTGTGCTCTTGCCCTGAAGCTGGAGTCGGATGCGTAGTGGCTCACTCTCTTGTCCGCCCTCTTCATTGGTCAAGCATGTACACACCACGTTGTACGGAATGCTGCGGAGCCATCGCATGAACTTGCGCATACGCTCCCCAAGTAATCCCCACTCCTGAAGTTGCATCAACTCTCGCTGATCCGCTGGCTTCTTGGCTAGGATCTCATCCTTAAGCAAGGCTTGGATCTCTGTGAGTCCATCGAATGCGACCACTGTGACGCCCATGTCTTTCAACTGGGTGCCTGCGCACATCTTCATGGCTTGACGTAATTCGTCAGCGTTGCTCACGTAGTTACGCACGTTTCCTTCTGAATCCTCGAACTCCGGAAGGAGCACATTAGGGTTGGCCGCTTTGGCGCTAACCACACCGTTGGCCTCTGTTAGGATTAAGAAAACCAGTTCCTTATCCTGACTGGGGTCAACAGCCTGAGCAGCCCGGTATGTCTTGCCCGCACCTGATGGTCCGTGCATTAGAATGAGCGACTTGGTGTTTTTGATTTCGCTTGCGCGTCTTAGTTTCATATTACCTCCTGTTTGGTATTCTATTTATAGCCCTGGGGCTGATGTTTGTCTACAAAAAGTTTTTATTTCTTCCAGGACTGTACGCCCTTTCGCTTGTAGCCCTGGAAATTGTCGTGTGCGTCGGACGAGCATAGACCCTTATATGAACAGTACCCTCCTCCGCCCATGCACACCGGCATACGGGGTGCAGCGATGTCGAGATCCTCCACGCATTCAGCCTCTGCCACCATGCGCCTGCGTCCCGCCAACTGTGCTGCGAACGCGTAGAACTCCGCCTGATTACGCTTTAACTCAACTTCAGACGTCCGATCCTGCTCTCGGATGAACAGTTCGCGGTCTACGGTATACATGAGCGTCTCGATGTAATCCTCGTACTCCTCAATGGGTAGGTCGAGTTCTCGAACCTTGTCCTCGTACACGAATGAAAGAATCTTGGCCTTGGCCTTGGACAGCTTGCCGTTCTTTAGAACCTTTGGCTCGTAGAGTTTGCCGCTGTACGCTAAGTCAATCTGTAGGTCGCCCTTAAAGGTGGGCTCCATGACTGGCTTGACCAGCTTGAGCGTTCCGTTCTCAAGGTTGTACTTGACTAAATTGCTGTATGATGGAATCTGTGGGTCGATCTCCATCTTGCTCAAGTAAGAGCGTGGCGATCCGGATGTCTTGTGTTCTCGAATCATGAGTGATCCGTTCTTCCTGTGCTGCATTAAAGCGTCCATCTTGCCGATGAAATACCAGGGCATGCCAACGGTCGTCTTGATGGTCAGGGACTCGTCACGGGCCTCTCCAGGACGCGCAAAGCGGTATCTTCCGTCTTCTTCCACAAGGTGTACTGTAGACTTGAATTGATCTCCCTTTACAGGGTGAACTACGGGCATGGCCAGTTGAAGCTCGACGCCCACTACCTTGTAGTTCTGATCGGGCTCCAGGCCCCATCTGCGCAGATAACCGCTCAAGACAATTCGTAGAGTCGTAAGATCGTCAGCGTACTGCTTTGGGTCCAGCTTGCCTTCCCCGACGAACGCTTCCCAGTCCCGAATCGTGATGGCCAGGAGGTTCTTCCCTTCGCTACACAACTCGCAACCCTTGCCATCACAGTGTAGGCAGTTCCCGTCCATGTACTTCTCAACCGGGAATGTTGTATCCTCGTATGCGAACCACCTGTGTAGATCCTCCATGATAGCGTGAAAGGCAGAGCCGAACCGTAATGGGCGAGCATCACCGTCAAACTCAAGCCCGTGAGAGTGTGCGTACAGCCATTGGCGTGGACACATCAACTTCTTTACCTCACTCTGCGTGAAAGTAACGCAGTACCCTGACTCTGGTAGGCCAGCGATCTCCTGCACGTCGTATCTCGGAATGTGTATTCTTGGTTCTGTCATGTTATTTCCTCCTAGTTGGCTCCAACCTAGCCAGCAGGTTTCTCCCTGTCAATAACATTATACCACAAAATAAAAAACCCGTCACAGTGGACGGGCTCAGGCGGACAGAATCTGTCCGACTACATACCTGGGACCACCGGGAACACTTTCAGTCCTACGATGCACTTCCCGCGCTGGTATCTGATCGTCTCGATTACGGCCCTGGAATCCACGAATCCCACCTCTTCGTCCGTTAATTCTATAACGTCACCCAGATTAAGATGGAGCAGAACCCATGGAGCGAAGCAGTATTCCGCTGTATAGAATGGCCGCGACTTGTGGAACGCGTACCAGCTAAGTAGTGTCTCTGCGTCCAACTCATTGTTTATGTACGGACTCTCAATCACTGGCATCTTCTTGGTTCCAAGCATAGTCTCGGATCTCTTACAGTAGATGCTCTCTTCTGGTCCGACCTTTGAAAATAGCGTGTGCGTTCCCTTTACGGCATCCAGCTTGTACCTGACAGAGAACTCGTTGAACGTATCCTCAAGGTCTGACTCCTGAATTGTGGAGACTCTGTCCATAAGAGGATATGTCCCAACTTCAAACTTGCCCCTTGAATCGGATCTCGCGTCGAACGCGCATAGCTTGTACTTCCCATCGGAGAAGTACGCCGAAATCATCGGGAACGCTGGAAGCAAGGTCGTCTCGATCCACGTTAACGAACCAGACTGGTCTCCATCTCCAGAGCCGTTAATAATAATGCTTGGGAATACGCTGCCCAGAAGCGGCCTTATCGACTCGACGGATGAATAGTCCAGTATGCTCCCGCCTGCTGGCGAGTACCTTTCCATGACGTCCTTGATTACGTCTGGAACGCTATGCTTCTCTGTCATCGTTACGGACACGAACGCGCCGTTATTGCTCTTCCAGTCTATGCGCTTCAACTCGTCGTCGTTTGTGAACTCGACCTCGTCCTCACCCTTGGAGAACAGGTCCTCGTAGCCCGACGGCTCGTCAAACTTCAGTGACGTGTAAGAGTTCCCTCCATCGTCTATCTCGAACGATACGGTTGTTGGATTGTTGAGCTTAGCCAGCATCTCTCCCTTGGAGTCAAACACTCCACTGTCCTGGTCAATAGTCAGGCTGTGGCCAGAGCATACCACCCATTCGGACTTGTAGTACACAGCGACGTTGGATATGGTGCTTGTGTATGCTACATGCTCTTCAGCCTCAGTTCCAAACTGAGCCCGCTCTACCTTCTTCATCTCCTTTGCGCTGCTGCCAAAAGCAGTCGCTGACTCGTACTTCAGTATCTCGTCGTCTATTTTGATGAATGCGTTGCCCTTGCTCCATCCAGGAGAGAATGAGTTGTTGCCGCTAAATAGGTGACCTGGAATAACCTCTTTGTCTGCTGGCATCGTTGACCTGTTGACCTCAGAAATCACGCCTCTTTGAACTGTCCCTGCGTCAGCATTTGTCCTAATGCACGGTACGCTCGGCCACTCGTTGTATATTAGAGGAACCCGCTCGCCTATGGATTCCTTTGGAGCGCTCGGGAATCCTTCGCTTGTTACAACGTGGGTAGGGAACTCGCTATCCAGCATTGACCTGGGATCCTTTATTGAAAGAGTCACCGGCTCACCTGGGTTTCCGAATGACAGGCCCCCGGACATTTGCCCGCGAACAACCACTATCCTGTCCTTGTAGTCCTGCCCATCCATCTGTATGCACACTTCACCGAAGCCCGCCAAGAACGCCCCTGAAGACACCATGGAGACCGGATCTATCGAGTCTCTCCTGATAGATACAGACACTTCCCTTGACTCCGCTTCAGCCCTTCCCATCTCTATAAACCAGCCAATCTCAGGCTCTTCGACAAGCTCTGGAAGGTAGTTGATCTCATCGGAGCCGTCGATGACAGTAATAGGATCGGTTGCCATTCTGCGGACAGTGCCGTCTGAGAAATGTAGGTCAAACGTGACCCTGGCCCTGCGTAAAAACAGGTCCTTCTTGATTTCATTGTGCCAAGATGGCGCAGACGAGCCTATCGACCCCAGCACTGCTAGGTTGTTTAATAGGGTGGCCCCCTTTACTACAGACATTTAGACTACCTCCTCGATTGTTATCCCAAGGTCTCCAGCAAGTCTCCACTTGCCGTTTGCATCCTGATACCATCCCTCTGATTCAAGGGACAATCCGGACTTGACAACACCGAGTATAGTCATTTCAGAAGTGTTCGCCATTAAAAAAGCGAGGGGTTTCTCAGAATACCCACACAGTCCGCGAACCATGGACCTGAATGACTCCCGCTTGCGGTCCACATCTCCCACGAATCTGCCCGCAACGGATCTCCTTACTGGACCCTTCAGGAATGACCACTCAATTCCAGAGTATGTGCTGATTTCTTCAACCTGGGGGTCGTCGTTCTCGGAGATGGACCAATCTAACGGCACGTTGCCTGGATTGAATACCGGGCCAGCCACGAGCGTCCCAATCTGGAAATACCCCAGGACTGCATTCTGTGCAGGAACCCTGACTCTGAAGAACTCGTAAGACTCCACATCCGAATAAACCGATGACATGGAAGACCCGAACACAACAACCCGATCCCCGGCAGAGACTGCACCAGGACTTGATACGCTTAGACTGTCGTCAGTAGGGTGACTCAATACCTCGTAAACCTCTCCTGCTGCGGACCCGTCCACCACAACCACCCACCTGCCCTTGTGCTCACCCTGGGTCATGCCATGGCCGGAGCTAAGTGTGATCCGGTTGCCGGACTTAGCGGACACCGTCATGTCGCCGGTTATGTCTGCCGACAAGTTGTGTGTTGCTGCTATTGATGAGAAGCCGCTAGATGATGAGTACTCCACGATGGCGGTTCTGAAGTTGGTGTTAAACAGCGCGATTCCGCCGTGAGTTGAAACGTGCCCGGATGCCTCGTGAGACATCGCTAGAGACTGCTCTGTCGTGCCAGTCGAGCGCCAAGCTATCCGTGGAGACCTCTCCAGGGCGTTCTCCTTCTGGAAGTGTGTCCTGGTATTAAGTTCGAAGATGTCGCCCTCGTACGCGCCAGCCCCCCTGAAGTCCACCGATATACCGCTATGGACGTACACAGGGTTTGCCGACGTTCTCTTGCCGAAGACTTCCATTTCGACGCCATTTAATGACGAAGAGCCCAGCATTGACGGAAGGTTGTCGCCCTGCGCCGTGCCCCACGCTTCTGCTATGACGCCAAACTCTGAAAGCGCCAGCTTGACCTCTGACCCGAACTCGAATGAGTCCTCTGCATTATTCCCGCCAAGGGGTCCAATAACTCCGTCGATGGGAAGAGAACCGTATATTTCCTCACCGTCATCCCCTGCAGCCAGTACGCCGGAAGTCTCCCAGGAGGAATGCTCCCCGACGTCAGATAGGCACCTGTGCGAGATTCTGCAATTAAGGTCGCCATCAACCGACACTATGATTTGATAGTATTTGCTGTCGTCCACCGTTCCATGTGTGTACGAGTCTACGTATGCTGAAGTCCCTGTGTCCCACGTCTTGAATACAATTCCGTTGGTAGAATCAACGAACACCCGAAACTTCCATCCGTCAGACGTTACCGCGTTTGTGCCTGCGGCTTCCGCGTAGTATGACACTGGCGTTTTGCTTGGCTTTACCGTGAAGCCTCCACAGAACCCATTCTTGTATCCGAAGGCATTCCCGAGACCCTCGTGTGAGGTGAATTTGTATCTTCTTGTGTTTACGGTGCTGGGAAAAATTCTAAGGGATCCATACTGCTGAGCGTCAAGTGTCTCTGCCGCTATGCCAGATGGCGTCCACGCCTGACCTGCGCCTGCATTCGTTGAGTAGCTGGTCGGAGCCCCCATCGTTGATGACCAGTAAGCGATGGATAGGGGGTTGAGTGCAGACGAGTCCCTTGAGTCCAGCCCGTTGGTGATTGGGTGGGTTGTCCACCCGCCAAGAGAGAATTTGGATGCCATTACGCAGTCAGAAGTGCTTGATGGATCTATGTGAGAGAAGTGGACATCAAGTCTTGCGCCAACTGACAGCATCCTCATGTGAGACATGGAGCAGAACTGCATTCCGGACTGAATCGCCCCACCGTCAGCGAGGGAGGTGTCTTCGTACTTGTCTCCAATGGTTGTGGCCCTGACGCTGAAGTCTGGGTTGTAGTCGATGAACCCCATCACGGAGGTTTCTTTTGTGGATTTCTTGGAGTAGAACACTGCCCCAAGGAGAAGACCGTTGTCGTGCCATGCGGCTGCTACGTTCTGTGGCTGCTGGTCTACAGACAGAGTTTCCGCTGCACCCAGACCCATTACCGGAACCAGGGCGCTACTACCTACTGACTTGGAAACAGCGAAGAAGTAGTCAGTGCCAGTAATGGTTACCTCGTAGCAATAGGCATAATAGAATGTTCCGGAGTTGTCGTCCATTCCGACCAAGTCGTGACACGCCTCGTCATTTAACCTTACTGAGGAGGAAACAACCGTTGGACCCGTGTCGACTCCGCCCGGAATCGCGCCAGTTCCCTCGATTCTACGGCTCCAGGACCCGCCGTTCGTCACACTTGTGCAGGATATGACGGCCCCCGACTGGTCCAGCCATACGGCCTTGAGCGTCGATCCGGATGCCGCAAGCCTGAGCGACGTTACTCCAAGAGCGTCCTGACCCGACGTGATGTCAGACGCGATCTTCACAAATGAAGACTCACCCTTGGTCATCTTGTGTACATTCATCTCGTGAAGTAGCTCTGTTGAGAGGTCATGGTTCTCTCTCCAGTGATGCGAGGTTAGCACGAACAGGTCGCCAGTACCATTGGCGGCTATCCCGAACTCAATCACTTGGTCGTACGCATCGTCAACAGCGCCACCCACTGGGAACTCTAGCTGAATCGTGTCCACAAGGGACTCGTCAGAGTAGACAGCGGACCCCTGTGGCATCTTGTAGACCTTAACCCGCAAGTTCGTTACGTCAGTCGCGTCAGCAACGGCATAGTAAGCCTCTCCGAGCACTCTGGAGTAACACGCGTCAACCCTGTCGGCCTCTTTCTCGCCAAAGCAGGAGCGTGATCCCCACGGGAACAGGGTGTGATCGGCGCCAGAGTAGTTGGAGTCTGAAGAGTTTTTCCAGGAGAACCTGGACTTTCCGACATCGCCAGCAAGTTCGATCCTCGCTGTTGCGTCCAGGGCCGAACTAGGGTTGCCTGACAAGCCAGCGATAAGCCCGCCTGTGCCTGAAATTAAAGGAGAAGAGCCGAGCCCTAGTCCCTTTTCCGAAGTAGCGGAGTCAACAACTGTTCCCTGGTCCGGGAATATGAACCTCTGACCAACGGTTCCGTCGTTACTGTCAACAGCGTCCGCCATGGCAAGACCGCCGAAGTCGACGGACTGGATCATCAGGTCGATCTTTGAACCGGCCATGTGATCGCTTACTCCGTGAAACTTGACGGCCCCATCAGCCTCGTAGTGAAGCCCGATAAGCAGCGATGCGTTGTCGTCAGTTGTGTTTGTGGCCTCACCCTGGATGGAGGAGCTTAGAGCCCGCTCGCCGACCCAGATGTTTGACCCGAGAACTCCATCACTATACACTTCCGCGCCATTGGACGGGAGTGCGACGGCTACCGTGTCTGGGTTTGAGGGGCTGCCTAGTTCCGTATTGGCCAACGCAAGGATGTGCTGCACGTCTATCGACGGATGACTTACTGCGTGGATCGCGGTCTTGTAGGGTACGCCGTTCGCCCAGGAGCAAATTGCGACAGAGTTCTTCACGACTCCAGGCGATACAACTTCACCGACTGAGTGGATGATTGAAGCGTCGTGAGGCACGAGCATGTACTCGGTGAACTTAACGTCGTCGGTCGAGTTCTGTGATGAGAAGCTAGGGAAGAACATGGTCTTATTGGGAGTGTAGTCGAATCCCAGGGCCAGAATCTGTTGACCTGACGCCGTTACGGATGCGGCGTTTCCACCTGATGCGCTACCCGTGTAGCGGTTGACGTCCCAGTTGGTGCCCCATTCGATAACACCGTGAACCGAAGTGAACCCGTCAGCCTCGCCCGAGGAAGAGCCGAAAGGGCTGTATCGCTCGATGGTGAGTTCTGTGGCTGAAGACAGGTGCTCTGCCGCATACATGAGATTAGGGATGGTCGAGCCTGACCCTTGCGTGGTCATGCCCCAACCGGACTGGATTCCGTGCACGGTGCACTTGTTGACGTCTACGACACCGGACACAGCATGCGTAGTGGTCACTGCGCCAGAGGCTGATCCTGCAGCGTGAGTCACATTGATCACGTCACGCAGGATGAACCCGTCAGGGCTATAGGGATTCAGGCACTCGATGATTGTCATGTGCAGCATTGGACGCCTAGCGACAGCGACACCAGACTCCACAACGATTGTTCTTGAACTTCCTGACTTGGACAGGTCTCCGGTCCCGAAGGGATCGTGCGTAACCTGGAACGCCATGCGGTCAGGGCGCTGAGTGGTCAAGTCCTCGTTAGCAGAGCTAATCATGACCAGATAGTCCGGTTTCAGATCGTGCGGAAGGACGATCACATGCTGCGTAGAGTATTCATTGTCTGTGGCAAGCTCACCGACTTCATATTCGACGTGCGTCACTCTAAAGGTATCCTGAATCGCCATTACTCTCGGCCTCCGTATTTACTGTGATGGTTATACCCCTGTGGGACGTTTCTAACGACTTAGCTTCTTCCCCAGGGATTGTTCCCAGGGGCGCGTATTCCGGCCCTCTTACCAGCCGTTTTTCTAACCATCCTCGACACCCCGGTGGCCCGCCCATCGGCGTTGGCTCCAACGACTGCGGAGTCTATCACCGAACCGTCCACAACAGACTGTACAATTACGGTTCCCATTCTTGAACTGTTACTGTAGTTCGAGGAGGGGGAGGTGGGTCCTCCACTTGAAGCCTGTCCTGGCCTATTCTCATGCGCAGGAACAACGCGCTCTCCCTTGTGCAGCGTTACGCCCTTCATGTTCCGGGGTACGTACGAAATTCCCGAATAGTAGTTTCCGTCCTTTCCCTTCTTCTTTCCGCCCTTGGGGTGCTCTGCCTTGAGTGCCCTGAGTGCAGCATCCCTTTCTTCCTTGGTGATTTTTCCGGCCCTGTACGCGTCTTTGATCTCTCTTTTCTTCTCCCTGTATTCCTTGCCTCTGCCGCCGAATATACCGGCCAGAGCATCAGCAATAGCCTTTGCAATGGCCTTCACGAATTCCCAGATAATCTTTGGAAGCTCCTTGATGATCGCCCAGACCAATCGAGGAAGCTCCTTGATGACCGCACCAACGATCTGCGGGATTCCTCTGGCCAGGGCCATCACAATGGCTGGGAAGTTCTTGATGAACGCATCCACGATTACAGGAATAGCCTCAACCAGCTTGTTGATTAGTATAGGCAACTGGTGAGCGATCTGTTCCATAATGTATGGGAGCGCCTGGATAACCGCGTCAATGTAGCCCATGATCTGGTCGACCTTGTCCGTCACAACGCTCTTGGCAGCCTCTTCAGCAGACCCACCCTCTTCCATCAACGTCTGCGTTTCACCAGCCATAGCGAAGATACTTCCAACGCTTGCGAGGTTCATTATGTCCGTTGCGATCTTTCCGATCTCGTCTATGACCTCAGTGCCGAAGTTGACAGCTTGACCAAACGTCTGCATGAGTTCGCCAGACATCTTGCCAACTGATTTCAGCGGACCCATCACAAGAGACGAGATTCCCTTGGCGAGTCCAGCGATAGCTTTTCCGGCTAGGTCAACGGCACCCTTCAGGATGGTTGTTCCAAGGCCGAACTCTTTGACGTCTGCTGCGAACTTGGCTAACTGAGGGAACTGGCTGGCCATGGCGTTCCCAATGGACTTACCCAAATTCAGGCCGCCGCCCTCCTTGAGTTCTTTGCGATTCAGACCACGCAGTTCCTTCTTAGCGGACTTGACTCCAGCCTTGTCTCCACTCTCCTTGGCCATTTTCAGCTTAAGCTCAAGTTGCTCCCTCAACTCCTTGGTTGTTTTTTTCTCGCTTTCCACTACTTCCAGCGCAGCAGCCCTGCGCCTCTCCAGTAGCTTTAGGATGCCCTCCAGAAGCTCTGTCTCGCTTCCATACCGCTCGACCAGCGCTGCTGTCTCATCGTCGAATCTTGCGTTTATGATAGCCTTGCGCTTTTCCTTGCCCTCTTCGAGAAGGTCGTTCTCCATGTCTCGATGCGATCTGGCAGCGCTCAAGCGCAATTCCCTCAACTTCTCAATGTCGGCAGCAGCCTTTTTAGCGGCAACTTCATCCCTTACGTCACGGTCGTCGCTAATTTTCTTGTTTGCTAACCCCCATGCCTCCAGAAGAGCCATTTTCTCCTCTGCGGTTTCAAGCTCCTTCATTCTTGCGGCGAATGTAAGGTTGCTTATCTTGGTCTCAAGCTCGAACCTTTCCTGGCTGTTCTTAGTGGAATCTTTCCTGGCCTGAAGAATCTCAAGCTCCAACTCCTTCACCTTGCTGACCCTCTCGACAGCGACACCACCACCGCCACCACCCGAATCGCCGCCAGCGCCCTCTGAGTCCTTAACAGAGTCCTCTGCGTCTCTCGCGGCCTCAGCCTTCAACTTTTCAAATTCCGAATGCGCACTAGCGCCAGACTGGTCTCTTCCTGCTATTCCCGCGCCCTGCAACTGAGCACTGTTCGCCTTGACGCCATCAAGCCCCACGGCATCCCCGGCAGCGCCGATGACGTTGTTGATCTCGTTAAGTGCTGCAGCGGAATCTCCTCCACCGAACACGAACTTAAACAAGGAGGTTCCGGCGATCTTCTTCCCGACTTTGGATACCTCTTGCGCGACTTCCTTGATCTTCCGTATAGTTCCGCCGAGCCACTTGTTGATCAACTTCGAGAAGAACGCCGCTATGAGTGACATAACTCCGCCAACCTTGCCGCTGCCCCCGAAACGCTTGGCTATAAGTCCGGACAAATACGTGATAATCTTACCTATAGATTGTAGTGCCTTGCTCGCCAGTGCCAAGTTCCAATGTATGAACTTGGTGAACAGGTTTGCCACTACAGCAGACAATATCTTTATTAGACCGTTGATGAAGATTAAACTCCGCTGTATCGGGCCAGTTACTCTACTCCACGTTGTCCACACGTCTCCAATGAGCGCTATCGCCCCAGCAATAGCCAGACCGATCCCGATCAGGGCGTCAGCCCATATGTCTGCGGCGTCCTTAGCGTCAACCGCAGGGCCCGTCCATGCCGCAAACGCGGTCCTGAATGCTGCCTCAAGTACGCCGAACCGATCCATAAAGCTCTCGTAGAACTCGTCCAGGAATGTCCTTACAAAGTTTATGGCTCCACCAAGGCCAGAATTAGAGTCTTTGCCGACGATAAGCTCAAACAGACGAATCATTAGAGCGTTGAACTTTGAACCAATCTTGAGCATTGAGCCCGTTACAGAGTTCATCATGTCGCTCTGTATTTTGGCAGCCTTGCCTTGTGAGTCAGCGAACTCTTCAGCCCTCGTTTTCAATTCCGGGAATTTCTTTGCAAGACTGACTAGGTTGCCCTCGTACTGTGCCAGACCAAGTGCGGACGGAGCGAACCGTGCCCCGAATACATCAATGTAGTCTCCTGTTTCCGCGCCAGCCTTCTTCATTCTAAGGACTGCCTCTTCCATGTTCTCAACGCCCTTTCCGGGTGTTATGTCTTCAAAGGTCAGGCCAAGATCTTTAAGTGCGGCTTCTGCCTTGGGCGTTTCCTTAGCTAGGGCACTCAGGCCCATTCTCATGCCTGTTCCCGCGATTGATCCCTCAATACCAATGTCGGCAAGTTTTGATAACGTGGTAAATACCTGCTCAACAGACTGGCCAAACTGGTTAGATATGGGGCCAGCGTACACCATCGCTGCAGATAACGATTCAAAGTTCAACATGGATTTCGTCAGCGCTACTGCCATCAGGTCAGCCACTTCAGACGCCTGTGTGGCCTCCATATTGAACTGCCGAAGCATCTTGGACACGAACTCCGCAGACTGGCCCAGTCCAGCCCCTCCGACTGTAGCAACAGCAAGAACCGCTTCCGTTGCAGCAGCGATCTCGTGAGCTTTGAATCCAGCCTTTGACATGGCCTCAAAGGCATCCGTAACCTGTGACGCTGTGTATTCCGTGTCGGACGCTAGGTCCAGCGCCAAGGAAGACAGCATCTTCATGTCTTCGCCGGTTCCGCCGAGGAGGGCCTTTACTCTGACCATCTTGTGCTCGAATTCGGATCCGGCCTTTGCTATGGCCCCGAAGCCGACGGCTATGGCGCCGAGGCCCAGGCTCGCAGTCCCTGCCGCCGCGCCAAACCCCGCGATCACTCGCTTCATGTTGGCCATTTTCTTGGTGGCCGTATCAGCCTTCCTGTCGAACTGAGCCGTGTCCATCATCATCCGGACAACTAAGCCACTCGCTTTTCCAGCTTTACCAAATGCCATTCTAAACTCCAGGGATTCAGACCAGTTATACCCCTAACGCTACATAACGGGTATACCCATTGACGCCAATCCAAGCAGCTTGTTCTTCTCTGCCGTGACCCTGTCCTCTTTAGAGGTAGCCTTCTTCTTGGCTGCCGACTTTGCAGGGCCGTCAGATGTGGCTGGCTTATATTCTGCGCCGAATGCTCCCATGAGGGGCTCTATCAGCGAGTTAAGGAATTCGACCTTGACCTTCACTATGCACATCGCGGACAGTTGGATCTGATCAAACGTCATATCCAACACGTCATCCAGCGACATACCGGAGCCCATAAGGACCCCGATAGCAGAGTGTATGGCTTCCAGGCTACTCGCCCCCGACGAGGGGGAGTCACTGCCTACTTGCCCATTAGATTCCCGGCCTTCGTCAGCGTCTTGGCGAAGGCTACCGCTAAAGGGCCGAATGCCTTGATGAGTTCTTCGATGTCGAAGTTGTCAGAGGGTGAGCCTTCAAAGTTCTTGGCGAGTGCTGGATAGCACGCGTCGAATGTTTCGTCGATCAAGTCTAGCAGTCGGTCATCACTTAGTACGCCCATGGCTGCACGAAGCATTGATTCCATGCTAGTGAACGCCTCTTCGTCAACATCGATTTCTTGCAGTAAGTCCGCCGCCTTCTCGACCATGCGTAGCGCTTTGATTTGTCGCCGTGCTGACAACTTGCTTGGCAACTTGTACTTGTTTCCTTCCAGGTCGTGGATCGCCAGGTCTGACGGCACTAGGTCTTCAAGTAACTGGACGAAGTCCACTGCTTCTGATTCCTCAACGGTATTCTCTTCCATAATACACTCCATTGTTATTGTGTACCCAGTTATACCCTTGGGAAACAAAAAGGGGCACCCGAAGGCACCCCTTTAAATGTGTTAATCTCTAAGGACTAAGCGATTTGTCGGTGAATTTGCATCAACTGGCTTGTGTAAGCCAATGAGCCGCCAGCCCAGTCAACGCCAGCGCGAAGAGCCTTGAAGCTATACTCGAAAGAGTGCTCGTCTGCCGTGAAAGGAAGTGTAAGGCCACCGTTAGAAGAAGCCTTCCAGACGTTTACAAGCAGTGTGTCGCCAGTAACAGCCATCTGGTGCTCAACTTGAAGGGCAAGCTGAGTTACAAGTGGATCGCCACCAAACGCGAAGTGCTCTTCAGTGGAGGTCGTCGTGTGGACGCCAGCGCCGATAGCTTTAGCGAAGTTGTCGAAGTTCCACTCGATTCCGGTAACGCTAAGTTGAACGCCCTGTGCTTGTGTGAAAACAAACACTGGAATCTTTGGGTTTCCTTGAGAGATGTCTCGCTTTTCAGCAGTAATTTCGATGTTGATACCGTCTTCAGTGATAGCGCCAACGTCAACGGTTGGGGTAGCACCAGCGGCACCTAATCGGAAAATACCGGGACCGAAAGCGAAGTTATTTTCGGTATAAGTTGGAATGTTAGCCATTTTAATCTCCAGATCTGTGAGAGTGTTATTGCTTGACCAGAGTCCATAGACCCATAGTCTTGTCGCAAGAATTACAAGTTAAGTTAATCTTCTCTTTCCTGTAACCGTCTGGAGTGTCTGCGCTGCGAGTGGATAATCCCTCTCCAGCATAGTCCAGAGCGCAACCGCACTCACAGCGTACGGCCATGTTGAGATTGCGCAGGTTTAAAGGTCGAGAATCAAAAGTGTTCATATTACAAAGTTCCTACATAGGTGAACAGTCCACGGATAAAATACCCGTCTACCTGTTGGTTATACCCGTCATGGGGCCGTTCTGTTTCACGTATCAGCCCTTTAGGTGAAAATCCATCCCGGTGTATCCTGGTATGTTGCAGTTTCGTCCTTACTAATTCGTACATTTGGGCAGCGTCAGAATAACCGTTCCTGGAGTACACGTAAACTGCCACATTAACGGTTTGAACTCCACCATGCCATCTGGCGTTACCGGAGATGGCCTCGACTATAATCCGAGGCATCTTGACTGATGATCCGTCGTCTCCGGGCTTCACTTGCTCGTGAGTTCCGACAATGCGTCCGTCTACGTGGTCGACCAATTCGTCAATCTCGAATAGCTCTCTAACGATCAGTGACTTCAGCCCAGGGATCCCCTGCTTTCCGGCCTCGTCAAGAGTGGGCATTGATTCCAGCACATCTTGCTTGGCGATGTTTGATAGGTCCGCCACCTGCACGTACAGGTGTGAGAGGTCGTCCGTAGTAGCAGCCGAGATTGACTTGTACTTGAACGACTCGCCTTCCAGCATGAAGTCGGCAATCATTGGCCCGTCGTTGTTGTTGTCTGTAGATCCAGAGTCTCCGGTGTAGTGGACAAGCGGGATTCTTGCGCCAGACGTCTTGTGGAAATTCAGGTCTATCCCTGCTGACGCCGAGTCGGCTTGTTCTGACAGGGCCGAGACAATAGGCGCTGGCACTGCGAGGGTTTGCTCAACCCTTGGCATGCGTATGGTTCCGCGCTGAGGGGTAAAGTGCTGCACGCTCATGGCTGGATTGCTTGCCGTGTATGCCGAGATCTCGAATGAACCTGCGGCATTCACCGCGTTTGTGGCTGCAATATTTGTCTGGACGCCCTGCATGGTTGACGCTAGACCATTTCCTGGCCGCACTATGGGTATTTGACTGTGCAGTCTTCCGTTGCTTGCTTCGCTGTACCAGGACAAGTGCATCATTGTGTGATCGAAGTCTAGCGGCTTTGGATTGCCATCCCAGTCGATGATGGTGTGCTGCGTGTAGCTTAGTGGGTTCTCGAAGTCAGGAACAACATTAGTGTGGGTGAAATCCTGCCTGTAAACTTCCCACTCAGACCCCCACTCGATAACCTGAAGCGTTGTGGTCATGGCTGCATTCAGCACGAAGCCGAAGTTGGAGAACTTTTTAACCTCAAGGTCGGTGTTGCTTGTAAGGATCTCACGAGTAATGTTAGAACCCAGGGCGGAACCCCCTCCAGCACCTGCTCCCCACATTCCTCCGACTACCCAGCACTGCTTGAAGTCAGAGACCCCGGACACGGTCTCGGAGTACGTGACGATCCCTGTGGATGTTGTTGCTGGATGATTGATGACCTTGGTGTCGCAAAGCCTGAAGCCATTAGGGTCCGACCCATCCAGGCACTCCGTGATTGTCATGTGCACGCGTGGCGCTCTGGATGTGTTGGACTGGTTCTCGATAACTAGAAAGTTGCCGCCAGACGATCCGAGATCACCAGAACCATATGGGTCTGCAATAACCCGGAAGCTCGCCCGGCTTGGCTGATAGCCTTCGTTATTATCGGGATCAGGCGCACAATGGAATACCACAAAGTAATTGCTAGACAGCGTTTGATCAAGCGGGACAACATGAAACCTCCTCAACTCGTCAACAACGTGATGCAGCTTAATTTGTGTTACTCTAAATAGGTTTCTGCTCATCAGTCGCTCCGATTAGATCAGGAGTGTTATACCCCTGGATCATTTAAATGACCACCTGACATCCAACTTTCCGAACCTCCCTTTCGGCCCTCGCTCCCTGATTGTGTCAACCATGGCCTTCTTCATCTTTTTAACGGTCCCTGGCTCGTTCAATGTCTCGTTGATAACGTCTCGGCCCCGAAGAACCCTAGTTCCGTCTATCACATACTTGGCGTATGGGGCCACCGCCTCATCAAACTTGACCTCATACGTCGAACCGTGCTGGTTGCCCCTGCTCACAACTCTTAAAGCGTCAAGCATCCTACCATCTTGATCGTGAATCTCGTAGGGCTTCATTCCGCCAATTCTTGTCGACCCCGCTCCATGCCTCTTAGCGTAAGGGTGATCCATTCTCTGCAGGTCGCTTTTCGAGTGCTTTGTGCTAGACATGTTCTCCCGAACTGCCTGATGCAGGACCTCCGCTGCTGCACGCATCGCCTGTCTGCCCGCCTGCTTCACCTTTCTAATGTCCCTTTTTGTTGATCTGAGCGTCAATCGGTACGAGTCCATGTCAAGAACCAGCTTGACGTCTCCCATTCCTTTATCGGACGGACTGCCCCCCGAAGTCAGGCCTCGAACCGCGCTCCTTCCGAACCTAGTAGCGAACTTCTTGCTCGCCTGACTTGTGATCAGCCTTCCTGCTGCAGCTATAAGTGGGATGGCCATAAGGGGGTACTCCGAGTAACTGCTCGGTTATATCCCTATTCGAAGGAAGGCACCTCAAAAGAAATCCCTGGCAGAGGCAGGCCCTTCTCCCGCAGTCCCTTTGGAGTGCCGAGCAGGGGTCGTTCTGGAGCCAGCTTTGTCAGGACTTCGTGAAGCGCCTTTGTTGATTCGTGTGAACCGTGACCCTGCGAGATCCGGTCAAGGACATTCCCATAATAACGCTTAGCTTCTCTAAGGTGATATGATCCAAGTTCTCGGTGTGGCAGGTACGATCCCCCGGAGCACTTGACCCCGTTTTGGTAGCACTCGACGGCCTCATCAATGGAACCATCGTTCTCACACTGCAAGCCAAGCGCAACCCACGCCTGCACGCAGTCCTTGTCATGCTTCAACTCTTCCAGTAGCAGGGCCGTGTACTTGGCCAGCTTGGCGTCAATCTGTTCATCGTCCATGGCTTGGCCTGTATTGACCATGATGAAAGGAGCATACTGGCACTTAGGGTGGATGCCCGCTCCACGGATGTTGTTCAAGGAATCTCCAAAACCCTCGTGGATCCTGCCATTCATCCGCATGGTTCCGTTTCCGTCCAGCCTAGTCATGCGCAGGGTCTCGGACTCGCTTGATTGACCGTCCCGCTGAATGTTCTCGAACTTGACCATCCATCCCCAACAGTTAGTAATGTCTGCCATTCTGCGAATGTCACGAGCCATTTGCTGCCAGTCTTCACATACCTCGTCAGGGTCGAAGAATAACGCCCAAGCGCATCCCTTGGACTCAAGGTAATCGATTCCCGCGTTACGGGCTTCAGCCAAGTGCTTGTCTAGCGGCTTGTAGATCAACTCGGCCTTGTATAACTCAACAACCTTAAGCATCTCGTCGCTGATCTTATCTTTATCGCCCGTCCATACGACGGCTATATGATCAACGATACTGTAAAGCTCGTCAAAGAGCCTCACATAGTCCTCTGGGCTTTCTTTCTCGTATGCGAGAACGTGGAGCCCAATTCCGTTCTTAGACACCACCTTGCCCATCTGTAGGCCCTCGTCGTCCAATATATACGTGTGATTCACTCCCGGCTGCTCCTGTCTTGCGCGCATAAAGGCTCTGACCCGGTCGTCCTGGTTTACAAGGCCGTAAGAGCGTGTACGAACAGCGCATTCTTTAGCAAGCGCTTCGCCCTCGATTTCCGCGTTGCGGTACATCTTGATGCTTCCCTGCTGACCGCGATACTTGTTGTTGTCTCCCCACGGAGCGTCAACTCGATATAGGCTCGTGCTATCCCAGTGTGTGTACCAAGACATTCCGTAGCCCATTACGTTGGGGTTAGGGTGGGTCATCAGTCGCTCGATGTGTTCTCGCCCGATTCGGTCTTCGAGAACGTCGTCCTGATCCAGATACATGATCCAGTCAGGCTCGGTCTCTTTCGCCACTTCCATGGCGCCAGCCATCTCTAGCTCAGGGGAGAAGTCGCCCTGGTACAATTTGGCCTCTGCACGCTTAGCGATGTTGCCCTTGGTCTTCCCTGCGATAGAAGCAACCCACCCGGCAGTAGCCTTTCGGATCGCTTCAATCTCACCCTTAGCGCAAACTTGGAACCAAGTCAGATCGTCCCTGGACCAGTTGGATTCATTCTCCTTCCAGTCGCTGGCCTCTGATGCCGACAGAGGATTGTCCACCAAGAGGATCGCGATAGCGTCTGCTACCGTACATGATTTCTGGATGCTAGACTTTAGCGTGAAGATGTCGTGCGCAGACATCAGTCTGGCCTTGTACAGAACTGTGAGCGTCTGCTCTGCCTGCGTAGACTCCTGGTTCTTAGAATAAAGTGATAGCTTAGACATTAGTCCTCCTCATTTGTTCAATAGGGTTATACCCCTACAGAGGAAGGTTGTCAAGCCTATTCCTGGCTTTCAGGGTCTCCGTGATCTCTCTTGACGCATACGACTTCCCAGTGGTGGAATCGTCTTCCCCCACGGTATATCTTGATCCCGGACACAAGCCACTCCTCGCCCGTATCGTCATCGACTATAAAGTCTCCAACCAATGGAGTGAAGTCTGTGGTGTGCTGGATGGCGATCATGCAGCTAGAGTCAGCGCGTACGCCCAGCTTGACGGTGTTGACCTCTTGTTCTCCACGGTAGCTGATTGCTCCACGAGTGTTGGCAACAACTGTCGAGTCCAAGCCTATAACCGCTGACCCGTCAGAACCGGACACTCTCAGGTCTATGGTTGCGCCAGAAATTCCAAGGTCACCCTGCACGCTCGTGATCTCTGCAAGCGTCTTGTCTCCAACGAACCAGCCATTTCTCTCAACCAGTATATCTTCAGTCAACGGACTGCCAGCAGCGTCTATCCCGCTAACATGCAGAACGCCTGAACCAGAAACACCTGAAGCCTTCCCCTTGATAAAGGAAGGCACTGAAGGCGTGTAGCTAACTGGCTGAATCAGTCCAGTCAAGACGATGTCTGACGACGCAACGCTGGAGCCCTCCCTCTTGATTGTGAGATTGCTTGAGGCTAAGCTAAAGATCGACATGGGCACTCCACTTGGTTCGAAGTGGTTATACCCCTGCCAATACGTTTAGCTTAACGGCTGCGAGTCTTATTGAAGTGCTCAACCAGCGAATAACCAAACGGGTAGCACCTGTGTACCCTGCCACCATTGTACTCACACTTCTTTAGGTGAGCCATGAAGATGGCGAAATCATATGGGCACTCGAAGATTACTTCGTTGGCCTGCTGCTCAGAGACCCAATGTCCGTTCGCGCTACGCTTGCGGAACAAAGTTCCCCCAGCACGGATTGCTTCGTGCTCTCTGACGGTCCCTTCAAGTATAGTGACGAACTCGATTCCGCCGTCAATCTCACCACTTGCGCCAGACTTGTTCTTGTACGACAAGCCCTCGCCACTGACGTGGAAGACGGCCTTCTCGTAATCAACTCCAGCCTCGGCCCTGTTGTAGAACAGCACTAAGGTCAGAGATTTGCTACGCTGCTGCAGTATGATGTTCGGAACGAACGAGGAGTCCGTCATCTGGAACCCCATCTGAGTCGCCTTGTTTGTGATCCTAAATAGTTTGTCTGACATGTTTCCTCCGGTGTTGTGAGTACGTTATACACACTACGATCCGGACAGTCAACAACTTTAGGAGAAAATCATTAGTTCCCGAGTCAGGATCGCAGAACCCCTCGCATAGTCAGTGTCGGGCACATAGCCGGTAAGATTGGCTAGGTCGCGGTTCAACTTGCCGTTCTCTGGCCCCTCGACCACGACGAGTTCGAATGCGTCCAGGTTGTGCCTATTGCTCGAAAGCTGCACGATGGCCTTACACAGATCGTCGATGTACAAGGGATGGCTGTCAGGCTCTCCCAGGGAAACTCCCCCGTTACGGTGCAACTGGTTATGGTA